CTCCTCTACCAGTTGAACCTCCTCTACCAGTTGAGCCTCCTCTACCAGTTGAGCCTCCTCTACCAGTTGAACCTCCTCTACCAGTTGAACCTCCTCTACCAGTTGAGCCTCCTCTACCAGTTGAGCCTCCTCTACCAGTTGAACCTCCTCTACCAGTTGAACCTCCTCTACCAGTCGAGCCTCCACTACCACCAGTCGAGCCTCCTACTGATCCACCTTCTCCTGGTATTATCGGGTCTCCACTGCCTCCAGTACCGTCAGGGCCACCCCCGCCAGGTACGAATATATTACAGTTAGCTTCACATTGTGTAAATGATGAATAGGTTCCGGAGGGTGTTGCGTAACATCCATTTGATCCACATGAGTACCTAGTTCGGGCAAAACCCTTTTTACAGAATCCATTCTCACACGTTCTACAAGTTCCAGAACACCTATATGTGTCGTTACCTATCCGTCCACACGGTTCCCCACAAGAAGCACTCCGTAAAGCCATACCTTATATTACTTTTTAATAGTCTAATTTAACCTTAATAAGGGTCTCTGTTGTAAAAGACTTCTTTATAGGTTGAGATAACTTAGCTACTGCTAATAATTCTCTATTAGGATTGTACAATCCTACAGTTGTTATATATACTTTCGGATCATTAATAAACGTCGGCTGTACGAATGTTCCATCTGATCCTGTTGTAAAGCTAGGGTTGTTTGAATAGTTAAATTCAGTATTCTTAGCTCTTACGAAGTAATGTGTAGATTTTACCTTTTCTTTACTTCTTGCTTGAAGACCTAAAGCATCTCCTGAACCATCATTAAGATTTACTGCTGCTCCAGACATTGCTGTAAACAACTTTAATGCGTTATCTCCGTTTATCCCCGATGATGTCATTATTGCAAATGAAGCTGATTCATTTAATTTATCACCATCTATAATAACGATTCCTAAACTTGGATACACCTTGCCGTAGTAGTGAGGAGATGATTGATTGTAAACACCGCCTTCAATAGATCCAGATACTAAGTTATAAGTTTCTCCTGCTGAAGTAAATACAGCTGTTGTAATTTTTGAATCGTCAACCAATCTTATAGCTTGGCTTGCTCCAAGTGTTACATTAGATCCTGTGTGAGCTGCATTAAGTTCGCCGCCTTCAACAAATTGAGATCCAGATAAATGCTGTATACATATTTCTATATTACCTTCATCAAGACCATCTTTCAGTCGAGCTCGATTAAAGTTTAACGCATAAATATGGTTACTAGTTCTTCCAGCGATCTCAAAACCGGTTGCTCCCGGGTCTAAACATAACTGCTTATATTGACTATATATTGCTCTGGAAGGTGTATCATTATTTTGACCGCCGGGATCGGCTGATCCAGATCCTCTTAAGTGACCGTATGCTATACTATATTGAGCTTCAGCGGTTGCGTCACTTGAAGCACTATTAAATATCTCATAGTAGTAGGTCTTCTGTGTAGCGGTCTGTGCAGATGATGTATGGGGAGATATAAAATTACCTACATTGTTCGAAAACATAGCACGTGTTACAATCTCTTCCTGATTGGCGATTACATCATCAACAGTAAATATGTTATACATTTATTTTAATTTTTTATTAATCCGTTATTGTACCACCGGCAGCAAATGCTTGCTCCTGTCTTCTAATGTCTAGGTAAATTACCTGACTTGCTCCGGTTTCGTTTGCTGTAATAGTTATTGTACCCTTTTTAGCTCTAATCTCACTCAACGATGGTCTAAATTCAAACTCCATACCTGATACGGTTACAGTTTTGTCTCCTTCGGTAGGGCTGGCGATAGGGCTTATATTTGCAGCAGTGTCTTGTCCTTGATTTTGAGCCGGTGATGTTACTGGAGCTGTTATTCTACCAAGATCATCGCTACTTAGAGTAGCGGAATAGCCATAGTATTCGTTAAACCTATCTCCTTGTGCATTGATTACTTGCGGCACTACTCTTAAAGTTCTAGGAGATGTAAATACCTGTGTAGCATTTACTCCTAAATCAATAATAGGTATTTTAGAAATACGTCTACCAGATAAAGTTACAAGTTTATATTTCATAACTTGAGTTTCGTCAGGAACGGCTTCTATAAGCGGCATGTTTTCAATAGTAGATCCGTAATAGGCGGTACCTAATGGATGATCTGGATTCCATAACGTATAGTCGATTTCATCATCTGCTAAAGCAAATTGAGTGATTTGGAATGCATTTGCTCCTTGAGCTAGGAGCTCTCTTCCTTTTTTTGTTAAGATTGCATCGACGACGATTGAACTGTTGTTGAGATAGCCCATCTTTTATTTGGTTTTTATTAATGTTTTCATAATGTTATTTGTCTACTGGAATTCTTACAAACTTGCAATTAATTAATAATTTTATTCTCTGTTGTCTATAAGAATCTTCTATTTCTTGATTTCTGTGATACTTTTCGTCAAACTCAACCCAAATGTTCTTCTCTTTTGAATAAGCATCTGTATAATAAAATCTCTTCTCTTCTCTATCATACAGCCTAAACTCTCCATTTTCACTCTCTGCATGTATAAATGCAGTATCATATTCCCTACTAAGCTCATTCTCTATAATAGATATAGTATCTTTGTTATAAGAAGGTTTAAAAATATCACTAACTCCATTTCGTATCATCTCTGCTTTCCTAGCTTTAGACATTTTACTCCTCCACTCACATATTTCCTCCCAAGATTTACTCTCCTGTCCTGCTCTTATCTTATCATTCAATTCTTCTCTTTCCCCTTCTGTCATCACCTCATATCTTCTTAAATGACCTAGAGATATTTTCTTATTTCTTTCTAACCAAGACTCACAAGTTCTATCTCTTTTTTTGGCAGCAATACCCATATTAACCCTCTGCTCTTTAGTCCTCTTTCCTCCTAAATTCCTACACCCGTTACATCTAGTATATCCCTTCTTCTTCAAAGCTCTCATAGCATTCTTATACCCTTCTCGATGAGTATAAATCTTTTCTTTCCCACACCCTGTACAGTTTATCTTCCAGTCTTTCGGATCTAAACTATATACTCTTTTACTCATTCTTAATAATAAATATCAACTAAATTACTTTTATTCTCTTTATACTGTAAATTTTGTACTATTTACTTCTCGTACTTCAACTACAGGCAAGTTATCTACGGTCTCGAGTGAAACTTCATTCACAGCAGGGCCAGTTAGCTTACATCCGGTAAATCTAATTCGATTTTTTGCACTATCTTCCTCATACTGGTAACCGGTTTGTGCTAGTGATCTAGAGTAATGTAATTTCATACTCTGAGAGTAGGCTACTTCATACCCTCTTAGGAACGGTTCGTTATACCTTCTACTTGAAGAATAGTGATATACAACTTTAGAATACCTAGAATCAAGTCTAGATCCTGTAACTACTGAATATACTTCTCCTTGAGATTTTGCTCTATAAGTCTTTGAAGTTCTAGTTGAAGCTATATAATTGTATTTCTTTAAAAAGTCCTTAAACTGCACTCCGGTGAAGTTCCAAAGTGAAGCACTGATTTCTCCTGCACTGGAGGTATATTTGTAAGTATACGTATCGCTTACGTCTAATGTGCCGATTTCGAACGGTATTTCAACTGAACTAGATATAACGGTAAATTCGCCGACTTCGTTTTCTAACCTATGATCTATATTATCCCAGATACTTTCCACCACAACGTCTACATCTCCTTGATTAAGATTCGCTCTTTTAAATGACCCGGTAACAGTCTGCGATACACCGGAAGTATTTTTAAAAGTATATACTACCTCTTCGTCAATAGACGATAGGTGACTCAGTACTTGACCGGAAGTAACGTACATATCATTTTCTACATCTAAATTATCTTCTAAAAATGTACTACCATTTTGATGATAATCATTAACTGTAGATTGTATTAGATTTACATTATTAGAAACGTCTATGATATCTCCGAGGTTATCTGTATTATCATCTACACTATGGCCGAGTATATCGCTTCTTAAGTTTGATATAGAGGTTGCTATGCTACCGGTGTTATATCTATAAAATATAGTTGGATTATGTAAGTCGCTCGTAATTGAAGATGAATGGTACGTATATACTATGTTAATGTCGTTTGGCATGTCGACAGAGCTAGTCACATAGTTGTAAATAATGTCTATGTCATCTGGCATGTCTATTGAAGAAGAGAGATAATTGTAACATATCTCTATCTCACCATCCTCCATTATTAAATTACCTTCAATATCCAGTCTAGAGAGTGTTGGATACTTTCTAACAATCCTAGGTCTCTCTATAATAGTGTTTTCTAAGAGAACGCCTCCGATATAATTCGCTCTTGCAGGTATAAGTTGTTTTATCTGTTCGAATAAAGTATAATCATAAAGTCCGAATATTCTAATAAATGTATTGAAGTTAGAATCAGCTGTGTACTTTTTCCAATATTCAGTCTGAAGTGGTCTGATTGGAGCGTAGTATGGCGTCTTTGTATCTTGAGGATTTCCTAAAATATCATCAAAATCTAAAAATCCAAAGTTATTTATTATATCTCGATTGATCTGATCTGTAGGAGAGAATACAATTGCTAATCTATTGCTATCCTGCTGTGCTGAATCATATAAACTCCTTTCTGATCGACGTGTTGGAGATAAATCGTGTCGGGTTGAGCTGGGATCAATCCGTATTCTTTCTGATTTTAAATTATTTGCTCCGATTGATGGAACGTAAACATAATATACTTCTTGAAGCGAATCATATTGTTTAGCTTCTGCTTGTGTAAAGTTATATAGAGAAGCTGATGTATCGTTCATCAAGTTACGATTTGGATGACTTGATGATATCTCTGTAACTATACTGTGGTCGTATCTTATATTATCTAAACCGAGTGGATAGTATCTAAATAAAGTATCATACGAACTAGAGTAGTTGTTTGTATGGTATGCGGCCGGGTTAAGTGTATGTTCATCAAATACGTCTTGAGAGTAGGATTCAAAATACTCCTTATATCCGTGTATACTCCCGCTGAACCTTGTAGAGCTTGATCCGGTTGTTCCTCCAATTACTATCTTATGTGGTGTGTCTGTTATGGATCCTGTTGCTCCTAACGTATAATATAATTCACTTGGAGTATCGTGAGAGAACACCATACTACTTGATACCGATATACGTTTATCTGTACAATTAGATGCTTTCTGTACGTCTATGTTAATATTGCCGTCAAAACTTGAACCAGGGTAAATACTAGAAGATGCATATATCCTAACTGTCCAGATATCATCGTCGAACAGAGGTAATGCAGAAGATGATATAGCGGGTTTTGTATATAGTGTACTAGCTGAATAATATGTTCCGGTATATCTCAGGTATCCATAATCTCTGGATCCAGAATAGTGACCAAAGCTTCCGGTCGTATCTGCGGTGAAGTGTACAAGTTCTAAGTTATGTAAAACATTATTCCTATCATTACCATCTTCTATAGCCCAAAGGCTCATATCTGTACTTCCAGTCTGTTCGGTTTTAAATCTAAATTCTACTGTTTGAGGAATTTGAGGGATAGGTGATATACTTGATGATACCAGTCTTCTAGGTACTTCTATATACTGATCGCTGTTAAAATTGAGAATGTAGGCGAAGCGATCTTCGATAAAATTAGGTTTTGCATTATCTATTCTTGGTCCGCCATATTCCTTTATACTGATTAGGGTTTGGGGGATTCCGTAAGAAGATATTAGAGCTTTTACAGCTCTGTCAGTACCTTTTGTTTTTAGTATATAGGGTAAGTTATTTACAATTCTTCTCCAAATTTGATTAGATAGGTGTTCGTGTGCGGTTGATGCAAGTGATCCGGTTGGGTTAGCATAACTTCCAGAACTATTAACACCTAATTTATATAACCATAAATCGCTTAGTTGGTTAGTATCTTGTAAAATCCACCCTAAGGATTCGGCATAAATCGGTAGTAGTTTATTAGGGATACCTCTCTTAGGGTGTTCGTCTCTTCGGTGAATACCGGTAAGCTCTCTTATATAAGTATAGAGGTTATCAAAGTGCTGACCTATCATGCTTAGGAAGACGATATATTGGCTATTATTATCATCTCTTAAGATATGGTCAGGAGTCTGCCAATAAAGACTGTCATAATTTGTACGGTCATGTGTTTGGGCATACGCTAGACTACTACTATACCAATCAACATACATTGATGACGATCTTGGATAAAGTTGAAAGTCTACAATATCGTTTTCTTGTTTTATAAACTTAGGTACGGGAAATTGATCACCCTCATCACCATGTGTAAATATACTTCCGGTGTCGTAGTAGAGGTATTTTTCAAAATTATCAAAATTGTTCTTTATACTTTCAACTCTATTACCGTATCTCAACTTATTCGTAATAGAAGCAGCAATGCTGCCAACATTACTATTTGTTAAGTCATTACTCTGACTAGTATAGTATTCAATTAATTCTAACTTGTAATCAAAGTTCTTTATCCTATCTTCAGCTTGACCGTACATTACGAAGTTAGAGTAATTAGAGTAATCTATATTTAAAGGTATGCTTCTCGATCCAGATAATATTTCTCCAATTAATTTTGTTGCGGTAGGTGCTTGAACGTCTAATAATGCATCCCAGGAACGAGCTACAGTAGTCCCGCTGCTTTCCGGTATATCTAAATCAAACTTAGGACCTTTTAGTTTATTAGAAGTAGCTTTAGGTTCCTGTATTTCTACTAACACCGTATTTACGTGATCGTCAAGTACTTTTAATGAAAAGTAAGCTGCATTGTGAATGTTAACTTCGGTAGTGAGAGGTTGTGCTATTTTACAAAAGATTGAAGAATAATCGTCACTAATAGCTATATTAACTATAGTAAATATATTATTATTACCAAAATTAATACATAACGAGTTGAGTAACTCCTTCTGTCTCAAACTAGCTACAGTATTAGCTAATTCGGACATTACTGTCTGATACTCACTCTTCTTAGCTGATGCTATATTCTTTACTGTAAGGTACAACTCTGTACTATCCGAACTCACCTCTTTGAGAGAATAGTACTTTAATACGTCCGATCCGACTAGATTTATTAAGAAAGATGATGAAACTTTATAATTTCCGTTCCGTATCTTTGCTTTATTAAAAAGCTGGGCGTAATTAATATAAAAGACATTACTACTGGTTTCAAATTTATAGGGTGTGTCATATATGCTTGTTACGTAACCAC